AAGTATAGTACAGGTGCACTCATTACTTTCTCTTCCCAATTGTCAGGGTATTTCTTTTTAGCAAACACCATATAGTTATAAAGAAACCTATCTCTACCATCAGATAATTTATTTTTTGATAATGCTGCTAGACATGGTGGACCATCGTTAAACTCTGCATTAGATCCTTCTAAAACTTTTTTCTCTAAGCTGTCATCTATTTCTTTTATTCTTTCTGCTGTTATAAAATTTTCTTCTACAACTTTTATAAATTGTTCAAATGTAAACTCTGTACCATCATAGTTCAGAGCTCTTCGTTCTGTCTTCTTGAAGTAGGGTAGGTTAATAAAGTTTCCCTTGTTCATCTCCCCTGTCTCATTATCTTTGACAAGTTCTGTTTGCTTTGGAAACACTTCTGTTTCAGGTTTTAAATTAAATATTGGTATTAAGTTTGTAAGAAATGATCTTATAATTTTTGCAGGTATAAAGTCTGATGTGAATACATATAAATGTAACCCACCACTTTTAGATAGTATAGGTATGATTGGTAAATCATATTCTTTTATTTTATCTAAATAAAATTTTCTATCGAAGTTTATATATTCTTGAGGATCAATATCTATTGCACCGAATCGTGCGTGATTCTTTTCATTACAAGGTTGTATACCAATTGACTTTGTTCCAACTAAATGTTCTTTGTATGCTTCGTCTGTTAATTCTTGTTGTGCCCATCTGTATTCGGGTTTTTGTTTTTTAGAGATAGGATCTACTTCAAGCCGTTGCATGTCAGCTTGGCCATAGTTCTCAGAGAACCCACTAAATATCTGTATAAATTTTTCTTCCATATCCTATCAGTAAGGGCGGTTTCACTCTCGCTTCACCGCCCCTGTTGCAACTATTCCCAAAGGAATTAGAAGTGTGATGAATCCTTTTTATCGGCTTCACCATGTTTCGCTTTGACATTTCCTACGGAAATGCTTTCAGCAAAAGCTTTTGCTTGTTGGTACAGCTCTGCATTTGCTACAGGTCCTATCTTCTGTACTTCCCAACCAAACCACGTGCCTTTGTCATTAGACATTTGAACTGTCTTTAACTTATATTCATGGCTGAAAGATGCAGGAGTAAACATACCGTTCTTACCTTTCATCTTAATACCTGCCATCATTGAGTTCCATTTTCTACTAATTTTTAATTGAGTAGATTTCATAGAAATCAAAGCAGTGGCTGCTGTAGGATTGGTGATCATAACAAAGTGAGACGCAGTCTTATCGATATAATTACCATTTGGTAATCTATCTTTATAGTTCGCATCAGTCTTTGTTTGACTCATGATGTCTGAAGAAGAGTCATGTATTTGCACGGGTGCACCTGATCCTTCTCCTCTATCTTTCCACTCTATGTATTCGAGTTTATAAAAACACGGAATGACACTAATGCCAGTCGTACCGTCATACAACTCTCCAGAGACAGAATTGAATATCATTCCTGGCTCTGCACCTTCAACATATTTACCATCCCGTTTATTTACTTCAGGTGATAACTGTCCTAGGATTTTTAGAAACGGTAAAGCTAGATCTTCTTGACCTAGTTTACCAAGACCTTGACCTGCGTCCTGCTCAAATGTATTGGCAGGAAGCGGTGCAGTCTTTTTTTCTTCTACTTGGTTCATGGTTATTTGCTCCTTGTTATTTTGGTTCGGTTGCCTGCGAACACGTTAAATAGATCAGAGGGCATCTCTTGTCCAGATTCAAGACGCTCTCTGACCAATGCTTTAAGAGTCATAGGTTCAACCTTTAATTTCTGGATAGGTTCATAGCCTTGACCCTGTGCAAGGGTGGCGTAAGCCATTGCCTTGTTGTCCTCGTTACGACCAAAAGCAACAGCGATCTCATTTTTAATAAGATCACCTAAGCCGTTTTCACGAAGCCAGGTATATGCTTCTTCCTTTTTTGCAACAGGAATAGAAGCACCGTAGACGGGTTTCACTTCAACAGCGGAACCGTCTGCTAATTTTAATGTTGAAATATTCATCTCCGTCATCATCGTAGGAATAACTTCTCCTGACAACAACTCTTGATTTCTTTTCAACTCCTTAAGTTTTTTCTCTTGCTCTACAATCTCGTCTTCGAGAACTTGTAGTTTAGTTACTTGATCAGAAAGAGCTTTAGCATTATCAACTTCTCCTAAGCTTTCTTTTCTGTCTTCTTCAAAGTTAATTGATCCACTCCCTGTGAATGTTTTAACTTTAATGTTTTGTTTAATCGACATCTATCTCTCCTTTCTCGTATAGATTTATGTTGATAGGATAATATTTTCTTTCTTGCTTATCCCATTTTAATAGCTTGTATTTACCATTTGTTATATCTGATACAATCGAACAAGCCACACCGATTATAGCAGGATCTCCAGTTAATAAAAGATAATCATCACTCGTAAAATTTCTTAAGGTCTTTCTTAATTTAAAAATTAATGGACCTGGAGAAAATATTATTTGTGAAAGCTCGGGCAATAAAAATTTTAGAGAACCGTATTCAGCTGCACCCATAATATTTATTCTAGGTGTACCATCTCGGGTTCCTGCAATTTCTTGTATTACATAAACTGTATTTTCTTTCATTGACATTTGTTATAAATTAATATAATCCATTGTCAACTAGAAAGAAGAAAAATTATGAATTATAAATTTAAGACTAAACCCTATAAGCATCAAATAACTGCTTTAGAAAATTCTTGGATGAAAGAATACTATGCCTATTTTATGGAGATGGGTACAGGTAAATCTAAAGTATTAATAGACAATGCGGCAATGCTATACGATAATGGCAAGATCGACGGCCTTTTAATTATTGCACCAAAAGGTGTGTATAAAAATTGGCATGAAGGTGAAATACCTACACACTTACCTGATCATATTGAAACAACCAATGTGCTTTGGCAAGCCAACATTACTAAAAAACAAGATAGAGAGTTAACTAGTTTGTTTGAAACAAATGAAAAGCTACATATTTTATGTATGAATGTTGATGCTTTTTCTACTAGAAAAGGTGTTGACTTTGCGGCTAAATTTTTATCGTGTCATAGAACTATGATGGTTATCGATGAGTCTACAACTATTAAAAATAAAGATGCTAAACGAACTAAAAACATTTGTTCTCTTGCATCTCAATCAAGATATAGAAGAATTCTTACAGGTTCTCCTGTCACAAAATCGCCACTAGATTTATTTATGCAATGTGATTTCTTAAGGTCCGAGCTCCTAGGTCATGTATCTTTTTATACATTTAGACAAAGATATGCTGTTATGCGTAAGATGAATTTTGGTGGGAGGTCTATTGAAATCCCAGTTGGTTATAGAAACCTTGACGAATTAAGTGCTAAATTAAAGGCTTTTTCATACAGAGTTTTAAAAGATGAATGTTTAGATTTACCTCCTAAAACATTTATGAAACGTATTGTCAGCTTAAGCCATGATCAAAGAAAAATTTATGATCAGATGAAGCAAATGGCATTAGCACACCTTAATGGCAAAAGTATGACAACAGCCACAGTTCTAACACAATTAATGAGACTACAGCAAATTACTTGCGGACACTTTACAGCTGACGATGGTGTAGTTCAAGATGTAGCAAACAACAGAATAGATGAATTAATAAACGTGTTGAATGAGGTTGAAGGTAAGGTTGTCATTTGGGCTCATTGGCAAAGGGATGTACATAAAATTATTGAAGCAATTAAAAAAGAATTTGATGAAAGCTTTGTTGATTATTATGGTCTAACACCAAGTGCTGATAGACAAAAAAATATTAAAAAATTTCAAGAAGATCCTAATTGTAGATTCTTTGTAGGAACACCACAAACCGGTGGGTATGGTATTACTTTAACTGCAGCATCGACAATGGTTTATTATTCTAATGGCTATGACCTTGAAAAAAGACAACAATCAGAAGCTCGTATCGATCGTATCGGACAGACAAGACCAATGACTTACATAGATATAATGTGTGAAGATACAGTAGACCAACGAATCGTTAAGTCTTTAAGAAAAAAAGTTGACATTGCAACTCAGATTATGGGTGAAGAATTAAAAGATTGGATTTAATTAAACATTCTTTCTAACACAAAAACAACTGCTGTTCCCGCAACAGTTAAAAGAACCCAATAGATCTGGTCTATCTTACCGCCCAACTTTTCTACGTCTTCGTGTACATGTTTTAAGTTTTTCTTGACACCTGATATGTGTCCGTACAAAGATAAAATGTGTTCTCTAGTATTCTTGGGTTCTATTGCCATTATATTCCTCTCATTGCTTTATCATATTCTATTTTTTGTGCTACTGTCATTTGGTTATAAGGAACAGTTGTCCCTGATGCCTGGTTAACGCTACCTACAATACCAGCGTTAGGCGAGCCACCTTGTTTAGGTGGTTGTGAAATACTTTGTGCAATTGAATCCATAATTCCTGGTGGAGAGGGTATATCAAAATCTCTAAACATTAACTCATCGTCTAACAAGTCTATATTTCTATTATCAGATATAATGTCTCCAATAAAAGGACTAGCTATAAAATATGGGTTTTCTATATCTTTACCCTCTTTTTCATTTAAATCATTATTAATTTCTCTAATTCTATTTACAAAAAAAGAACTTGGTGCTTTTGGAACGTAACTGCCTGCCATTATTTGTCTGATAACATCTTTTTGTAAACCTTTTCTTTTTTCTAGTTCTTTTCTTATTAAGTTATCAGGCATTCCTAAAGCTCTAGCTGCTTCAACATCTTTGTACATATCTTTCATAAATGCAAATCTTCTTTGTTCAGAATATTTATATCTATCTACAATTTGTTCAGGTGTTACACGGCCTCCTTTTAAAAGTGGTGCAATAAATAAGTTATCTGCTCTTTTTAAATTAGCACCAAAACTTGTAACCATATATTTCATTGCTCTTTCAGGATTAGACTCAATAGCACGTAATCCAACTAAACCTGGAAGTTCATCAGCTAAATTAAATGTTTGTCCATATTTTTTATCTGCTTTTCCTCTAACTGCATCTTCAATTCTTTTTAACTGAGCAATCGACCCTGGTTGAAATGTTTTAGCTACGTGAGCAACACCTTTTGCAACCCTAACTCCAAAATCATCAGCAGGATCCCACACCCTTCTACCATTTCTACCAACTCCATCTCTAAATATAGAATCTATAGCTGCTTCTGTATAAATAGATTCTGTTGCATATGGTTTTAAAACTTCTACCATTGCGTCTGACATCCCTGTTCCAAGAGCCTCCATTAAAGATTCTTTATCAGCTGATGAAGTATTAAGTGCATTTACTACAGCTTGAAAGGGTCTTATTAAAGTATCATATGCATTGTTGTAACTAAAATCAGTGTATTTTAAATACCCTTTTTCATCTCTACCGACAGGTATCAATGTAGAATTTTTAGACCACTCAGGAACCATTCTTCTGAGTGCTTCCATCTCTTCATTGGTTACATTATTTTTTGCTTTGAAAGTTTGAACTAACGTGTATGGAACTCCACCAACTGTCATACCAAAACTAAATAATCTTTTTAATCCTAATTTCATTAATCCAGGTAATTCAGGATTATCAAAAGTTCCTTTACCAATACCCGATGTAATTTCATCAATAGCTGTTGAATATATATTATTACCTGTTCTCATAATTTCTAATGGGAAAGCAATAAAGTTTCCAAATGGAGACATTCTTAAAGCTCTTGCTGTTCTACCAACATAGCCATAGTTTGGCACATTGTTTCTTGTTAAGCTTCCTGCAATTTCATCAAGTAAATTTGAAAAAGCCTGTTGATTATTTACAGCCCCTTCAACATATTCTTTTCTTTGAACTAATTTATTTAAATATTTGCCTGCTGTAGTATCACTATTTAAAACTTGTTTAAAATTACTTTCATTAACATCTAGTTCTTTTAATATTTGTGAAAATCTATTTCTTTCCAAACTAAAGTTTACATATTTAAAGAAATCATCCTCAGCTACATATGCATCTTGTAATTTACCATAAGCTTTAACTGCTCTTCTTTTAAGGTCGTTGGGTATTTTTTGATATGTTTTTAATCCTTTGTTATTATTAAGTATCTCCGTGTAAGCATTTGCTTCTGCTTGTCCTGGGTTATTAATTACATCTTTTACAATTCTTTTAAACTCACCGATCTGTACAGATGAGTCTACAACACCAACTCTTAATAATCTTTCGTATAAAGCATCGTCTGCTTTAGTCATTGTACCTAAAACTCTTCTGCCCGTTAATCCATAAGCTTGGCCTAACACACCTTCACCCCCTAAAACTTTAGGCATTAACATTTGTACATCACCATAGTTTGGAAAAGCAGCGCCATTAGCAGCTACGAATGCACTAGCACTAATAAAGTTTCTTGCGTGTGTTAACGGAGATAGAATTGTTTTTGCAACTTGTGAAAGAGCCTTAGGCGCTAATACTCCATATTTATAAAATTTACCTACACCAGGTTTATTTATCCAATTACTTGTTGTATCAAATACTGCGTCATATATT